TGAAGCATTTGCTATGGGAACAATATTACTATATTCTCGCAAAAGTGATTCTACAGAATTTACATTATTGGTATTTTTGTAATATGCATCATGATTACCTACAAGTACATATGCTTTTATGCCCCTCTCATACAAAGGATCAAAAACTACTCTCTTTGACCACTGCAATGACCAAAAGTCAATACCTTTCCTACTATCAAATACATCACCCATATGAATGACAGTATCTATACCTCTTTCATCTAGTGTTGGAAAGAATACCTCTTTATAAAATTTCTCAAAATATGCATGAAAAGTTTTTGATCCTTTTCTAGCTCCATAATGAGTATCACTTATAACTGCAACTTTCATAAGACAAAAATACTTGAACTAATAATAACACTAAAAATTACAACTGTCAATTATTTTGAAGTTCGTACCTTTGTATATAAACTTTCTTTAATTTGATTATAGTCACTATCATCACCAGTCAAATAACCTTTATCGACACCAAAGGCAATATCATATCCAGACTTTTCCATTATTTTATTTTTTATATCCAACTGTCTTTTTTCTTTTTGTATTCTTCTAAGAAAAGCATAATAGATAATCTGCGTAAAATATGAAAAAGCATTCGTAGATTTTTTCGGATTAAAATTATCCACATATTGAATACAATTTTCTACACCATCAGAAATCATTTCCTCACGAAACATGTAATTAATGAAATTTGGTTTGTATGAAAGATGGGTTGCAATTTTAATGAAGCATTCACCGATGTATCTAGATACCTGAGGTTTGGGTTTTCCATTGACCTTACACTCTTCCACAGCAACTTTATATTCGACAAGTGCAGTAAGAAAATCTTTATTATTTACATAATGATCTTTATTATTTTTTTTAACTGGCATTTTTATACTTTAAGTTAGTATGTATTATAAGAAATTTCAATATAAAAGTCAATACTTGACAAATCTTTTAATTCTGTGTAGGATGACTCTGCTAGGGTTCAGAAAACTATATTGAAGATATTGATTTAGAATTAAATAAAGATTCTAATTTATCTCTAATATCATCAACTTTTCCAAGTAAACCCAATTCTTTATTAGGTTTTATCTCATAGTAATTATCATTATGAGATATTTCTTGATCTCCATACTTATCTATAAATTTTTTATATAGAAATTTTAACTGTGGATTTTTTACTAACGTCATTGTAATAACTTTAGTAAAATTTATAGTGAAGACATATTCATCACTAAATTTCATCCAATGATCAAATTTTATTCCTTGATCTTTTCCATTGCTACTATTTCTAATAGTAGTAACTTTACATGGATGATTTAAAAGTAATAATTTAAGATCATTATCTTCAATACTACTAACCATTGATATTATTTCTTCACCAGAAACGAGTTTTATTAATGATAAATTTTCATTTTCATCTATCATAAAACCTCCTTATATTTTTATTTGTACTATTTCATAATTAAAGTTTTCATCAATATAAATTTTAATTCTTTCTATTAAGTGATTTAGTGTGTAGTTTTTTCTTGAATTATGAGTGAAATCATCTGCAATGTCATAAAGAGTAGCAGAAACTTTATTGGTTGATTTTCTCAATACTCTTCCAATTGATTGGAGATTCCTAATTCTTGATTTACTAGGGCTGGCAAAAATAACATTATGTAAATTTTTAATATTAATTCCTGTACTAAAAGTTCCATAAGAAGCAATTATAATAGCATTATTTTCTTTCTCAGTAATGTATCTAACTTTTTCCCGTTCCTCAGTTTCAACTCCACCGTAAATAAAGAAAATTTTTCGATCTTTATCCTTACATTCTATATTTATTAGATCATACAATATTTTTCCATGAGACTCTACTCTTGTGTATAAAAGAAGAGTATTTCCTTTTAAATCTAAAGTTAAATTTTTTATAAAATTATTTCTCTTTTCACTTGAAATAATTTCTTGAACTTCTTCTTCATAATTATTAAACTTCTTCGGATCATGCTTAAGTAATAAAACTTTTATGTCTAACTGTGCTAAATATCCCTTCTCCATAAGCTCTTCAGTTTTTATAAGTTTGTATGAAGGTCCAAAGAGTCCCTCTAATACCCATTTATGCGTCTGTGTGCCGTCTAATGTTCCTGTAAACCCATATCTATACTTTGCATTATGCAACTTGGTCATAATGTTAATTAGAGACTTTGATTTAAACTGATGGGCTTCATCACCAACTACTACATCAAATCTTTCAAAATATTTTTTAGGTAACTTATAAATTGATTGCCAAGTCGTAATAATTATTTGAGATTGTGATTGCTTTTCCTTCCCTCCATAAATTTTATGGCAGTATGATCCAACATCCCATCCATAATCTTCAAAGTCTTTATACATCTGCTCTACAAGAGATGTGGTCGGAACTACAATTAATACATCTTTCTGTCTTTCTACAAAATATCTAACGACACTATAAATCATCAGAGATTTTCCTGATGCAGTGGGAGATATAACTAACTTTCTATTATTCTTCAATGCCTCATATACTCCATCAATTTGATATTCTCTTGGTGAATGAGAACAAATTGAATTCATATAATCTTTGATACCTTCTTTTGAAATATTTTCGTTTTGTTCAAAAGGAAGTCCATAAAATTTATTATCAATAAACTCATAATCATATCCATGATTACGGCAAAATGAGACTACTTTATCCAGTAGTCCTACATATATCTCTTTTGTCTGAACATTAAATAATCTAATTTTTCCATCCCAGTATTTACTGCGATATTGGGGCATAAACTTTGCCCCCGGAACATCAAAAGTAAATTGATCTTGAAGTTCGTAGTATACATGAGGTTCTGCTTCAACCTGCAAAAATACTTCATTTTTCTTTGATATTACCAAATTAGTCATAACTTACAGTTTCACCTACAGGTATTTATTTACTGTCCTGCAATGAATCTTTGCCACTCAATAGCATTCTTAATTTGATATGTTCGATTGGAAATTGTTTTTATGATCTCTTCTGTAAATGAAAGCATAATCTCATAATATTTTATCTTCAAATTTTTTTCCTGTAATTTTGGATCCGCATCGAGATATTGTTTTAGAGATTCTTTATCTCGCACTTTATACGGAAAAGGTTCAGAAACATAAACTTCTGCCGGTGCCTTTCCAGTATAATATCTATGTCTTTCTAATTTAATCTCAGCAAAATCTGCTTCTGCTTTTACTCTTAGAAGTTTAAGTTGATTGAAAATGTCATAATATTTTGAGTGTAGTCCAGGAATCTTTAAAGATTCTAAATGTAAGTTATCAGGATCAATGTTGGAATCTCTTCCCCACATGTCCTGAATTTCGTCAAGATTCATAATTTCTTTTAATATTCGTTTCCTTTAGTATCTACTATACTATAGTGTTTATATTTGAAAGTGGCTTCTGCAGTAACATATTCAATATCACTGTTTTTTGCGTCAAACTGTATCGTTGATAAAGAAACTGGAAAAATATCTTTGAAATTAATTTTTAGATTTGGTTGATAATTGCTACTGAGTATTTCCATAGTAGCGTCAGAATATGTTCTATTGTACTTGTCAAATGTTTGACCAATACTCTGAGGATATCCTAGTGCCATTAACCAATTATATATTTCAAGATAATTCACCATATCTTCATCAACTAAGAACTGTAACACAAGATCATCATAAACAATCTTATCTCCGGGTACATCAATGTCTTTTAAATATGATGATTGAACTGCAGTCCCCATATTGATGCTGGGGAGATTTGCAGCATTGCAGTAAAAATCTACAGATTTACTATGTGTTAAAATAAAATTAAATCCGGTTGGTGATAATAAGTTTCTATTTTCTAACTTATTTTTACTCATTACCAACCGTCAGGTAGTCCTACAGTTTCATCTTGATCTTCACCCTTTTCAATACTAATTTTTGTTGCTAGCTCAGCATTAATTCTTGCAACTTCTTCCTCACCTTCTATATCCCAGACCCATTGAAGAACTTGTTCTTTGGTTAAATCTGCAAGTTCTACATAAGAACCATCTTTTTCTTCAATCTTAAAAGGACGTGTTCCATAACCACTTGCAGTATATGTGGTTGTGCCGACAGTTTCAGAAGCTTCTACTGTCCATTTTACCTGATGTACATATCCATCAGAAGTTCTATATTTTAAAGATTCTACATCCCAAGAAGTCGTGATTGCCATTTGTATAATGAAACGTTCTTTCTTATTTATCATAAAAAAAGAGTCCCCTTTTAGGAGACGCTTCTTAAGTGCTTGACGACGTGCCTTTGCTTGTCGCAGTGCTTGGGGTTTGAGTTTTCGTTTTTGCTCCTTCTTGGAGTGATGTTGCCAGTTAGGTGTGTTCATAGTCCTACTATAGCATATTAGATTCGTTTTTCCTTGTAATGCCTGATACGGTGGCAGTTAGAACATATCATTATACACTTTGTTGCTTCCTCTAGGATGGTGTCAAAGTTACCGTCAAGTCTTGGTGCAATTTCAAAGGACTTTGTTGAAGGGTCAATGTGGTGAAAATCATAGCAGCAATGCGGAAATGTTTGTCCACAATCAGCACACTTATCACCGAAATGTTCTACAAGTCTTGACTTTCTTTCATCTCTACGTTGCATGACATAGAGTTTATGTTTCTCTTTGTCACGTTTTCCACCTTTATTATTATAGTGAGTTCCTATAGTAGGGTTACTTGGTCTACCCATATTCACAAGATATATTTAACATAAAATATTTATAAAAAAAGGACCCTTGCGGGTCC